GAAGGACAACAGAAACCGGAACCTCTTCCTCAATAATCATCCCGCCTTCATAGGTGACATTCGTCCCTACAATGTACGGGGAGTCATCGGGATAACAGTTCCACATGGAATGGGGTATCCAAACGGGGGCTCCGAGTTCTTTTACTCCAGCTCCGTAGAATTGCTTTTGTGTCCTCCAATCGACCACAGCTACAAAGGAGCCGTGGTGTAGGGCTTCCTTGACTGAAAGCTTTACTCTGTGTCTAAACCCGAAGTCCTGATGCTGTTGTGAGATGAGGGATTTATAGACGTTATCTCTCAAATTCTGCTTATCGGCGTCCATGATGGGCTCGCCCGTAGCCGCGTCCATTTCAAGCTCATCTGTCGTGTTTACATGAGCCCGGAACCAGTCCCTATCGGAGGGGAAGGCTATCCGCATCACATCGTCTGTGATGATCTCTGAAGCATCAGCGAGAGAGCCTAGTTCAATGTTGGATTCCCAATCCTCCATTTGCCCTGCGTCTTCAGGCTTCATCGCTACCTGACGGTCAACTTCTCTCCAGATAGTCTCGTGGTCTTGGCGATACAGGTTACTTGAGCGGCGCTTCTTCTCTTCCTTGATGTACTCCGCGACAGTTTCTAGATCGGTTTTGGAGATCCGCCGCTTCTTGTCTACCAATTGCGCATGCCTCGGACAGCCACCTTTTTACGGACGATAACGGGCTCTGTGATAGCTTCTCTCTTGGACATGAATGCGTATCGAGTAGCCGCCATCAAATCATCCCTTTCCTTAATCACTGCCCCGTCTTTTCTGTGGTACATGCGCTTCTCGTCGAACCATTCTGAAAGATGTGAAAACACCCTAAACTTGCCCTTAGCCATGGCTTCATCCAAGGCCAACAAACCTACTTCCACGCCCTGGCCTCCCTGCCCAGGCTTCTTGCCCGGAGGGGGAGGGTTCGAGAAACACGAGAGCAGCATTGCGACGTTGTAAGGTTCATCGCGATAGATATCCGCTAACGGCTTCCCTGATTGAGCATCCTGATGCACGCCGTCATGCGGCCATACAACAGGTATCCAAGGGTCGAATGAATTCATCGCTATCGCGTTGTCCGCGATGGTCTGACGTGTCTTTCGATGGCACCAATACAGATAGGCGGTCTCTGTATCATGATCAAAGGCTATCGCAACCGCAGCAAACGGATGGTCTACACCAAAGTCGAGAGCCTTCAATCGTGGCCAGTGTTTCGGTATCTCAAACGGCGTACAGGCAATCTCTTCATCAGGCGTCGTGAACACTAGGCCAGAGCCCATCTGAGGGATGCCTTTGGAACGCATCTCTCTTTCATGCTCGGGGAACTGGTCAAGAACTTCGGCCTTATATTTCGGGTCATCGAATAACGGACAGTCATCCCAGGTCGCTTGAACCAGGCCCATGCCAATCTTGGGATGGTGGAAATACTCGTTACACACCTCGGTCATGCCTGACTCGGGAGTGAACGTGTTCAGGAGAATGCCCCGCGTGTTCAGGGTTGCCCGTTTGTATTGGGACTTGATATCTCTTGGAGGTTCTTCGTCCGTCCAGCCCACATGAATGGGAAAGCCCATGTGCTTCTTCGGGCCTTGTTCAAAGGCTCGGAAGAAGATACGCGACCATCCCCCTTTAACGTGGCGGATCATCACGGAGTCCAAAGCATTCGGAACACCCGCCTTACGGGTCTGTCGTCCTATGTGGGCTTTCGGGACAGTTCCGGTTCCTATCGAGTCTCGGTCTTCAGGGTCTCCGAATAACTCTTTCTGTAATACATCGCGGGTGAGTTCGTTAGATTCCGTTCCGCATAGAATCTCCGTCCTATGCTTGAACCTGTGGCCTTCCCACCAATCGGGATACAGCCCTGTCGCGTGCATGGAGACTTCCATTGCCGCGCAGTACGTTTTACCAATTTTGTTGGCAGCGATTAACGCCCTATCGGTAGATAGCGTATCGGACTTATGCCCGATGCAATGGTGGAACTTCTTCTGATATTCGTAGGGCTCGTAATAGTGCAGCTTGAAGTGTCGTTTGTACCACTCAACCTGCTTCAGGACTTCGGCTAGTTCCACTACTCACCAGATTGCTTGAACGGACTTAACCCTTGCGCCATACGCTTACGCGCGTGATCTATGGCCTTCTTGATAATGGATTCAGGAATTGGTTTGGAGTCGTCCATCATTTCCGGTGAAAGCAAATACTTTATTTCGTGATGGTCAAGTGTCGGCACCATCGTGGGTATTTCTACTTCCTGTCCGTCGATATTGGCGCCGATGGATATCTCGGTTGATATGCCCCCGCCGCCAGTGCGATTGAGGACTCCAAGAAATCCTGTTCCTTTGTAACTGCCGTCAGGCCGCTTATCCCGCCTATTCGGGCCGGGTGTCTGCGGCATGGCGCCCTTGTATCTACTCAGACCGCCTATAGGCATATCTTTACCATCCCATTATGAAATCAGCACTGACCCTGCCGAATTCCTTCATTCCCCAGGAGTGGAGTAGCTTGACCCCCGCGTGAGTGTCTATCCCGTAAAAGCCATGAGGCTTCTGTTCTAAACAGATAATCGGCTTCTCTCGTTTAATCGTCTCCTCTCCACCCAGACAGACGAAGTATTCAAAGCCTTCACAATCCATCTTGATGAAGTCCACTTCCCGAAAGTCGAAACTATCGAGCTTCTTCATCCGCGCTTTCACACCTTCTTTAGCGATATGGGTGTGACCGGTGTTGTCCTCTTCCAAGTGAAGGAACACGTCTCCATCCGTATCGCCAAGGGCAAAGGGGTAAAGTTTGACGCTCCCTTCAACATTCTCATCAAAGCACTCTCTATGTGCCTTAATCGGCTCGAAGGCATCAACGTGGTTGAACAGCTTCGTTAAGTGCATCGACCAGAGCCCACAGTGAGCACCGATGTCGATGGCGTTTCTCTTTTGCTCGCAGAACGCAACGGCTACTAACAGGGTGTTGCGCTGATAAGTACCGGTTGAATTGATGAAGTTCTGCATGTGGGTCTCGGTATCCGGCAACCAGATACTTCTAACAGACTTCATGGTACTAACTGCATCTTGCTGACGAATTTATGGTGCGTGACGTACTTCCCAGAGGGAGAGTTGTAGTCTTTGTAAGGCCGGAACTCGACTGACACACCTTGATAGTTAATTACGCCTAGTTTGGGTTCCTTCATCTGTCTATGAAGGATATTCCAAGCTGCAGAATCCCCGTGCCAATCTTTCGCCTGCCCTTCCATGTTATTCAAGACTTGCTCAAACACTGGGAGAGCTGCTTTTGTTGCCAGTCTGAAAGAAGGCGTAATCGGAACCTTGTCGCCCTCTCGGTAGAGTAGGCAGAGGTCTGTATTTAGCATCAACGGTTGCTTGATCCGGCAGTCGGGCTCGGTAAACCAGTAAATGTCATCCGGCTCTTCTCCCAGAAAGGATGTAAACGCTATCTCGCGATTTAAGGTCACATCTTGCGGGTTCAGATCGAATAGTCGCCCTTCGTCCCCCCAGATATCATGACCGGGGGTTGTCAAGTGAATAACCTCAATTCCGAAAGCGTGAGCGGTCTCCATGAAGCCCTGAAAAAGGGTTTTGTAGAGACCTACGGGCGCATCCCAGAGCTTCGGGCCTTCAGAGTGCCAGATAACCGCTTTCATCCGCCCTTCTCCCCGAACTTTCTATTGCCCTTCTTGTGGTGCCCCATGGGGAAGACCAGATCAAACACGTTTTGAGATCCATAGGCACTTGGGATCTTTGAACAGAGGTTTTTAGCGTTCACCCCTGACTTCCTTATAGCTACATCTAAGATGTAGGCGTCATGCCATTCCTTCTCTTTGTACAGTCCCCTCCCGTCATAAAGGTTGGTGTAGACCTCCATGAATTTAGCGTGGTCTGAGTGCTCTGTATTCCACGCTACAAAGGAGGAACAGGAATGGTGTCTTTCCCTCCCCATGTAAGAGAGATACGGACCAATAATGCTTAGAACATATTGCTCTTTAAAGGGAGCCGTATATTCCGTGTCACCATCAACCCAGATAACAATTCCGCCCTCTTTCAAGGCGTCCATCTGAGCGTAAGCCTTCCTGGCAAACTTCTTGACGTTGAATCGCCAATTGTCGGTCTGATTCGCCTGTTGAATGAAATCGACACATCCGGGAACAGACCAGAGATTCTTACAGTTGGGTTTTTCACCCTCTGTATAAACAGTTACGGGGATGTCGGACCATTCAGCCCATGTTTCAAGAAACCGTCGCCCGTATATCTCGTAGCCTTCGTCACTCCAAGACGTGATAGCTCGCAAAGCTCTACCCCTTTCTGTTCTGCACAGAGATGTAGCATTTCATTTTCCACCGGCCATAGGTGGTGTAGGTAATGGACTGTCTTGGGGTTGTAGACAGATTCATATTCCAATTCCGGGTCCATCAGCGTGTCGCAACCAGCGAAGACGATCCGCTTGAACTCGCGCCCCATAGCGATAATCGCGGCGGCAGTGCCTATGGAATAGTTCCGCCCTTTAGCCCCTTCCCCGATATACCCACATCGATTCTGAAACCATCGGTTCCAGACGATTGTTTCCTCAATGGGCATGTAGGCTTCGATATGGGGTTTTACTTTCGGTCGCCCCATCTTGAAATAAATCCACGGCTCCGCATCAGGACAATACTTTACCGCCCCTGCGATTAAAGAATCGGTTGCACAGATAAAGTCGGTTCTATCTCCATAGTCTTCCTTGTTATGAAACCTGGAGAAGACCTTCAGTCTGCAGACTGTGTACTGATCGATTTCCTTGCCCAACCCGGCCCCCGTGAGAGACGGGCCGTGGCCTACGATCAAAATCGTGGATGGAGTCATAAACGGTTACATGGTCTCCATACCAGTCCATCTTTCTAGTCCCAGGGCAGCCGTAGGCATACTTTAGAACCGTGTTCCTCTCACCCAACACCCTTTCAGGTTTGATAACGTTGCACGTCTGCCCAATCGCTCCACAGATATGCGCTACTGCGGAGGGGACGGTATTTATGTAGTCCAGTGAGGCAATGAGGCTGATAAAGTCGTCAAAGTCCCGACAGCTTCTATA